CCAACGGTTGATCGAGTGCGCAACTATACCGTGATTTTTGCTTACCGCGCCTTAATCAGGGTCGCCACATTTAGGCTTGACTCGACTCGGGCGGCTCTGGACGTTGTCGGGCCAAAAACTCCAGGGGGACTCGGCCGTGGTCGACGCAGAGGCAGACGACCAATACCGTCAGGATGATTTCTGTGATGCGGTGCATGATGCACAGCGGGCGTTTTACCCGGAGCTGGAGCAGCGTCCCGAGTTGCTGTTCGAGCTGATCGCGAACCTGGTGCGGTGTGCGCGCGGGTTCCATCATACCGCCTATGGCGATGAACTGGGCTTCGACAAGTGCGTCCAGGAGTTGATCACCGCACCGATTAACCGATTGCTGGGCGCATTCTACGTCGATGGGTTTGAGTCCTTGCGTAACCGCACCCCATGAGGTAAATCCTTCCGACCATGATCGGACGTAAGGATTTAAGATGTCGGGTAAGCCGTGGCCGCGCGAAGTGTTGGAGATGGTTTTTTGGCCGCGGGTAGCTCGAGGAGAGCCGGACGAATGTTGGCTTTGGACCGGCCCAACCGACAAAAAGGACGGCTATGGGATTGCACACGGGCTAGGGCAGCAGAAGGCGCATCGACTGGCCTACGCACTCGGGAAGGAGATCCCTCCCAAAGACGTGTGGGTGTTGCATTCTTGTGATGTTCGGCTATGCTGCAACCCGGCGCATCTATTCCTTGGCGACCGCGTCGACAACATGGATGACATGCTTGCTAAAAAGCGACATTCATGGGGTGAGCGTAATCGTCATGCGAAGTTGAACCGATATCAGGTGCTCGGTATCCGGGCTAAGGCGGCCGGTGGTGCAACCTATGCTCAGCTCGCCAGAGAATATGGTGTTACTCCCAGTCTGATTAGCATGATCGTGCGTGAATTGATTTGGAAAACTACGTCCATGCCGCTGAAGTGAACCGGCGCGGCTCGACCCTGGGCCGCATCCGGGCGATCACCCGCGATGCAAGATCTGCATTCACTGCAAGACAACCATATTGTAATGAGTCGGCGACATCAGACCAAGGATGTAATTTTTCTGGCTTGTCCTCGAGCTGCCCGTCGCGCTTCTTGCGGTAGCGGTATTGACTGGCCAGCGCGCGCACCAGCGTCGGACAGCCTTGCCGTGAAATTTGCAAACCCGGTTCGCCGCCAGGAAACGCAAGGAGCATCTTTTCGACGGCAAGTAATCTGGGCGCGATATCGTTGGTGATTGCCGGATACGCGGGCATTCCAGCCGACTTCAGCACATCGAACGCGGTGTCCTCGGCAAGCTGGGACTTTTCCCGTCCGGCCGGATCCGCCACCACGAACAGTCGCTTGCCCATATAGGGATCGTTCAACAATTTGGGTTTAAGTCTTTCGTTGACGAATTGCCGGAGTCCCATATCTTCGCTGGTGACTTCTTCGAATATTAAATAACGCCCGTACACGTCCACCTGGCCGATCAGCGCACAGGGTGTGCGGCCGAAGTCCATTGCGATTTGCAGGGGCCTGTTCGGGTTCACTACGGTCTGCATGTCGCGGACGTGAACTTCCGCGTTGAAGGACCTCCTGAACACCGCTTGGCCGGCGTTCGAGGTGCCCCACTCGGATCGGATCTGGGTCGCGATGCGTTCTTCCGATGCGCCCGACATCGCGTTCTCGTAATAACCGTCTGGCAGGTTGGCGAGGTTCTCGGCCTGGGGGCCGATGCCCGAGGGTTGGTGGAACAGCGCCCATTTCGGCACCGGGTTGAGGACGAAGGCTTCGTGATAGTCGGAGTCAACCACCCACGGGTTGGTATCCATAATCAAACCGAACCAGGTCGGACCACCGTTGATCTTCGAGGGATAACGCCCGATACGTTCGAGCAGGCCCGAGACTATCTCGTAAGGGACTTCGCGCACCTCATTAATCCAGGCTCCAGAAAGTTGCATGCTAAGTAGTCGCCGAATGTCCTCACGAGTTTCTAACGGGATCATTACCCAGTCCGACACGATTGTGCTGCCGTCTTCGAGAGGTGCCCGGATTTGGATCGTCGCGTCAGTTACGAAATACCGAAACATCGGGCTTAGGTATTGCTGCACGTCTGGGAGTACCGTGGTTCGCAACTGTGAAAGCGTATTGCGTACTAAGGCAAAACGTGTGCTGCGCCGGCCGTTGCTGTCCGGCGCCTGGTCGCGTGCCCGCCGCAGGAGTTCTAAAATACAACCCATACTCTTTCCGCTGCCGACCGGTCCGACGACGCACCTGACCAACGCGTCGCTCGTCATGAAGCGTTCGATTGTCGGTGGGGGTTTGTAAAGCACGTGGGTCATATGACATCTTTCCAGCTACGACCGAACGCAACGTTTATGAGGGTCGGCAGCGGAATGCCGGTTTCCTTGGAGATTTCTTTAGCTACTGTTTTCTTACGTTCACCCGCAGCGATCCTGGCGCGCACAATCCTCACCAATGCTACTGACATTCGGGTACGGCGGGTGTTGCGTAGCTGGTGGCCCTTGGGGATGAACCGACAGTTGTCCGGCCAGTAGCCCCGGTGGATATCATTCCGCTCAATACTGAGCCCTGACTGCCAGCCATTGGCTTCGGCCCAGGCGACGAAGGTCCACAGGTCGCGCCATGCGGGGTCCATGTCGAGTCCGGCATAATGGCGTTCTGGGGTATGCATCCTGGGTCGGTCGGTGCGGTTGACAATGTTGTTCCAGGTAGCATAGATCGGATGACGTTTTCGGTGCATACCCGGACATATAACGCAGAGTCTGGGATAGCAAGTTCTATCACGTCGGCTCCAGCTCGAGCACCGGGGTCGCGTTCTCTACGGTAGAGAAATTTTCGATCTTGCCGGTGGACCCAAAGATGATCGACACCGAGAATTTCTGCGCCTGGCCGGGGACCTGCCCGTCACGGCCCACCGGGGGTAGCCCATCTACGCCCGCAATTTTCGAGAACGTCTTGGTAGTATCTATCTGGGCGGCCTTGGACGTCGAGTCGAACATGTTCTGCGCGACCGTGGGGAGCGCCTCAAGTAATCCGTGGCCGGCGAGCTTGCGCAGGCGCACTTCGACACTGTCGTCAGCTTCCCAGACTGCTCGAAGCTCCTTGACCTTGCGGCGCACCGCCTCGTTGGTAGCCAGAAAATCCGCCATCTCGCGCCAGTCGGTGAACCCATATCTCGTGGCGATCGTGGTGTACCCGTGGATTTTCTGAGCGGTGTCCACGCAGAAGTTCCACAGCGCCAAAGATGAGAGTTCGGGCGGTCCGGTGAACACCTTCGTGGTGTCTACGATCGCGTCGACCGCGGTCTCAGCTTCCTGTTCGAGGGCCTGCTCGGCCTCTCTGTCGAGGGCATCTGACACGCCACCACCACATCTAGTTGCAAGGTCAGTGGGTTATACGCTAGACAAGTTCCCTACGGTAGTGAATAGGGGGTGTTCAGCCCTTGCCGCTCGCCCAGGCAGGTCTGTCGGTGTCCACACCGCCCGCCAGTTCGCGTGCCCGTTGGGGTGGCGGTCAGCGGGGCGACTTCCTGCGCGTGGTGTCGCCGGCGGAGCTGACCCAGCGGGACCAGGATGCCCAGGCCCGGCGCAACCAGTCACGCCGGCCCCTGGAAACGCCGGATATCGGCGCGTTTATCCGCCGCCAGTGGATGATCTTCCGCGACCATCGGAACCTGGGAAATAATCCCCTGAGTTTCCGGTTGCTGCGCTCGCAGCGCATGTTCGACGGTAAATACGATCCGGAGAAGCTCTCCCAGATCCAGGCGTTCGGTGGCTCCGAGGTGTATTCCCGGCTGGTGGCGGGAAAATGCCGCGGTGCCACGGCACTCTTGCGGGACGTCTATCTGGGACCTGAGCGACCCTGGGACATCCAGCCGCAGCCGGACCCGCCCATACCACCAGAGATCCAGTCCTCGATCATCCAGCTGGTGTCCTCGGAGGTTCAGAGCCTGACCCAGACGGGTCAGCCGGCCAACGAGGACCAGGCACACATGCGTTACGTGAGCCTGCTGCACGCCGCCCAGCAGGCCGCCAGGCGCAATGCGATGATGCAGGCCGAGGCGGCGGCCGACAAGATCGACGACATCCTCGAACAGGGGTTGTTCTACGAAGCTCTCGGTGAATTTCTGCTGGACCTGCCGCTGTTCCCCTACGCGGTGCTCAAGGGTCCCGTGGTGCGCATGGTGCCCAAGCTCAAATGGATCAACCAGCGCGCCAGCTTACAAAATACCCCGGTGATGTTCTGGGAGCGGGTGAACCCGTTTGATATCTATTGGTCGCCCGGTGCGTCTAACATTCGTGACGCGGCGATCATCGAGCGCAAGCGCTATACCCGCACCGATCTGAACGACCTCATCGGCCTTCCGGGATATAACCAAGACGCGGTGCGCGGGGCGCTGGAGGATTACGCGCACGGGCTGCGCGAGTGGTTGGACTCCTCGGATCCCGAGCAGGCGATCAACGAGGGACGCGAGGATCCCAACCTCAACCGGTCTCAGTATATCGATGGGATCGAGTATCACGGGAACATGCAGGGTCAGCTTTTGTTGGACCAGGGGATCAACCCCAAGCTGATCCCCGATCTGGACCGGGACTATATGGTGCAGTCCTGGGTGGTCGGGTCGCACACGCTGAAGACCATGATCAACCCGAGCCCGCGGCAACGGCACCCGTATTTTCTCACTTCGTTCGAGAAGATCCCCGGTACGGTGGCGGGTCATGCGCTGCCGGATATCCTCGAGGACATTCAGGAAGTCCAGAACGCCGCGTACCGCTCGCTGGTGAACAACATGTCCATCAGCTCGGGGCCGCAGGTGGTGATCAACGACGAGCAGGTCTCGCCAACCGAGCACGGTGACGAACTCTATCCCTGGAAACGCTGGCATGTGCAGGGCGATCCGCTGGGTAATCAGCGTGAGCCGATCACGTTCTTCCAGCCGCAGTCCAACGCGCAGGAATTACTGCAGATCATCCAGGTGATGAACACGATGGCGGACGAGAGCAGCGCCATCCCCCGCTACCTTACCGGAGAAAGCCTCTCGGGTGGTGCGGGACGCACCGCCTCGGGCCTGGGCATGCTGATGAGCAATGCCGAGAAGGTGCTGCAGACCGTCGCTGCCAACGTGGACACCGACGTGCTGGACCCGTTGCTGACCGAACTCTACGACATGATCATGCTGACCGATCGCTCGGGGATCCTCACCGGCGAGGAACAGGTCGTGGTCAAGGGTTCGGACGTCGCGATCCAGCGCGAGACCCAACGCCAGAAGCAGCTGCAGTTCCTGCAGATCACCGCCAATCCGATCGATGCGCCGATCATCGGCGAGGTTGGCCGTGCCCGGGTGCTGCGCGCGGTGTCGGCCGATATCGGCCTGCCGGACGACATCGTGCCGGACGACCAGACGTTGCAGACCCAGATACAAGCCCAGAAGCAGGCCCAGGCAGCGTCTCAGGCCGTGCTGGCGCACGCGCACGCCGCTGGCGCGGTCGCACCTGGGCATCCCGGTCCGGGTGTAGTCACCCATAAGGGCGCCCAGCCGCCGCAAGGTGGGGGCGGGGGAGGGGGCGCCAGTTCGCCGCCCGGGAGCCCGGGCAACCAGCCACCATCACCGGGTCCGGCATCGCCCGGTCCGCCGCCGATGAACAGCTTTGCACAGGGAGTACCAGGCAATGGCCAGTGACGATCAGCGCACCAACTACGAGAAGCACTCCAAGGTCGAGTCCACCGGTCATCTGGAGCCGATGAAGGGGGGCGCCTCCAACAGCGGCAACACTGGACCAACCGGCTCGGCGCGCACCTACGCCAAGGGCAAGAGCACGCACCACAACACCGACTGGAACCCGCAGAAGTGCTCGCCGAGCACCTATGGCGTGAACGGGGTGTAGCTGATGGCGATACCGATCACGCCAGTCACCGGGTATCGCCAGCTGTCACAGGCCGAGATCGACCTGATGAACGACGCCAAGATGCTGGCGGTACATTGCGGCGAGTTCGTCGAGAAGCTCAAGGCGATGCCCGACACTGACAAACGCTGGCTGGCGATCGGCGCCACCGAACTGCAGCAGGGCTTTATGGCGGTGATCCGCTCCGTTGCCCGGCCGGAGACATTTTGAGGAGCCAGTCATGGCGATGACACCTTTGCCCACCGGCGTGGGCGGCACATTGTTCGCTGGCGGCGGCGGTATGGGTGGCAGCGAACCGGCTAACTCGCCCGGTGCGGTGCACGCGCCCAGCCTGGGCAAGAACTCGGTGCAGCAGAACCTGGCCTCGCCGCACTCGGGGCTGCGGTCATCGATCACCAAGGGTGATCCGATGTCGCGGTTGATGGGCCAGTACGGCAAGGGCCACTCGTTCGGCAACATGATGGGTGGGGTGCCAGGCGGCGGCAACGCCGCGTCGCCGCTGCATCAGATCCGCGGCGGCATCGGGCAGATGAAACGCATCCGCGGCGGACTGGGGCCGGGCAAAGTCGGTCAGGCCGGCGCGTCCAACACCGACTACTCGATGACCAGCGGAGACACCGAGTGAGCATCAATCTGGGCACCGCCGGGATCGACGCGATCCAGGAGCTGCGCGGCAATCGCCATTTCGAGAACTTCGTCACCGCACTGGGCCTGGTGACGCAGTCCAAGATGGCGGCGGCGATCAGCAGCGATGTCGACAAGCGCACCGACCAGACCGCCTACGTGCGCGGCATGTATGACCTCTGGGTGGCGCTGCATTCGGCCTATAGCGGGCAGCATATCAGTCAGATCAAGCCGCCGGCGATGCCGGTGCCTGCGCCTGAGCAAGTGCCTGTGACAGGCCGTAATCGCCAGGAGCGCGTGAATGCCCAGTGACAACACCACATTCGCGCCGCACATCCCCGACGCGGTGCGGCGGGCGTCGCTGCGTGCCGATGAGCTGGCGCGCGAAGCTGGCGTGGCCAACGTCGAGGCGCCACCAGGGTCCACATTGCCGGAGCTGCCGGAGAATGTTCGCGGCACCCTGGTGATCGGTGAGTCACCGGCGCCGCCGCCTGAGTCCACTACAGTAGTGACTGAGCCGTTCCAGCCGGAACCGCCAACACCGCCGCCCGAGCCGACGCCGAGCGTTGACTGGGAACAGCGCTACGCGACGCTGCAGGGCAAGTACAACAACGAGATCGCCGAGTTCAAGGGCCAGGTGAACTCGCTGCGCGATCTGATCGCGGCGATGCAGAACGCGCCGCCGGCCCAGGTGCTGCCGCCGAACCAGCCCGGTCACGCGCCGGCACGCGAGATCCCGACCGAGGACGTGGAAGCCTATGGCCAGGACCTGATCACGGCGTCGCAGCGCTGGGCCGAGGCGAAGTTCGTTCCGATCATCGAGGAACTCAAAAACCGTGTGGCGACACTCGAGGGTGGTCACCAGCAGATCCAGCACGACACCGTCACGGGGCGCGTCAACCTGGCGCTGACCCGCGAGGTTCCCAACTGGGAAACCATCAATTTCGAGCCAGGTTTCAACATCTGGCTGGCTGAAACCGACGACTTCAGTGGGCAGACGCGCAAGCAGATGCTCAATGATGCCTACGCGCGCGGCGACGCTCGCCGCACCGTTGCTTTCTTCCGTGCGTATCAACGTGAGCATACCGAGGTGCGCCCGCAGGCAGGGACACAGCCGCTCCAGACACCGATCCCGGTCGGTGCGGAGTCGCTACCCCTGGCCGAGCTGGCAGTCCCGGGACGCGGGCAGACCGCGCCGCCGGCACCCGGCGCTACCGATCATAAGCGCACTTGGACGGGGGCGCAGGTTACGGCGCTCTACCGCGAAAAGCAGCGCGGGTTGTGGAACGGTCGCGAGGCTGAGTTCGAGCGACTGGAACGCGACGTCGTCGCTGCCGGCGTGGAGGGGCGTTTGCGTCAATGACCCTCATGCAAGGACCTAGAACATGGCTGTCACTGTTGCTTCAACCCCGTGGTCTGGGACCAACCCCACGCCACCGTATTCCGGTACGTTCATCCCTTACCGCTGATCTGGGGGATGTAAAACCCGCTCTGAATAACGGGAACATCAAGGGACGTTTATTCCTTGACAATCCGAGGGAACCACGTTACGATGCTGGTATGTTCAGCATCGACTATCTGGCCGACTTCTTTGACGGCGAAGGCTGCATAGACGTGCAGCGCATGTATGCCCAGCGAGCGAAGGGACGGCTGTATGTCAGGCCACGGGTTCGCCTGTGTCTGGCCGACAGCGGTCGTTTTCTGCTTGAGGGGTTGCAAGCGCAATACGGCGGCCATCTCGCCAACCGCGTATCCTCCGCCCGTAGCCAGCAAAATTCCACCTCATGGGAGATGCTGGC